CTCGACGCAGCCCTTGCGACTGACATTGCGGAGATCCTGCTCAGGGAGAAGGTCATCCTCCTGGAGATCAAGAAGGCGAGCGAGGAGGGCTACGCCGCCATCATGAAGGCCAAGGACGATCGCCTGGCGGAACTGGAGGTGCAGCCGTGAAGGAGAGCCTCGACATGGTTGAAAGCATCGCCGCGACCATGCGGACGAAGTACGATGCCACCAACCTCCCAGTCGTTGATCGGCTCTGCCTGCGCGCCGTGCAAGCGGCGTTGGACGAGATCGACCGCATGAAGGAAGCCCTGGTTGAGCGGGAGAACCACATCAGGGAGGATCTGACTCAGATGCTGGTTGCCTTCCTCAACCGACACGCAGACGCCAACCTCACGGACGAAGATATCAAGGTCGTCGTGATGAACTGGTCGGACGAGACGATCAGCATCCTCAATTCGGCTGGGGCAACGATGTTCAAGCGGCGCACGGAAAGGAAAGACAATGGACAGGCTTGATGCCCTGCACGGCCAGGAAGGCCGCAACGGGAAGACCTACTGGACGAGGATTGGCACCGCGTTCCGGAGCAAGAAGGGGACGGGCTACACGCTCTACCTTGACTACGTCCCGGTCGCCTCGAAAGAGGGGAAGGTGCAGATTGCCCTGATGGAGCCGAAGCAGCGGGACGAGGCCCCGTCCAGGACCAATAGCCCTGCGGCAAGCGAACTCGATGACGACGTTCCCTTCTGATGATCAGCGAGGAGGATGTGGAGCGCCACCTCGACGCTCTGGAACGGCTGGGCGACAAAGCTGCGATCGCCCGCGCCGACGCCGACTACGCAGCGGAACTCTTGAAAACGGTGTACGCGCATGAATACCTGAAGTCAGAACTCCCACGCGCCGCAGACCGAGAGGCCGAAGCCTATGCCAGCGACAGGTACAGGCAAGCCCTGGAGGAGAAGCGGCAGACCTTCATCGCAGCAGAGAAGCTGCGGCACGAACGAGCCTGGCGCGAACGAGTGATCGACGCCTGGCAGACAATGTCAGCCAACAAAAGGGGCAAGATATGAGCGACTTTGCAATTGAGAACCGGACCGAAGTCACGGAGCCGGTCAAGGAGAAGAAGAAGCGGGGGCGTCCGCGCAAGATCGTCGCGCCGGTTCCGACTGTGGAGCCGAAGGACGCCTGGGATGTGGTGGCCAAATCGCACCCGGTCGCGTATGCTACGGCCACGCTGCGACTGATTGCCAAGATGAGCGCCGACGATGTCGTCCAAACGACCGCTCTCAACGCCGCCGGCAAGCTCGAAAGAGCCGCGGCAGTCTAAGATCATCCCGCGGGGCAAGGGTCGCGTTTTCTGCGCGTGGCCTTTGCTCCGGCCGGGACAATCTTTCCTCGTAACCGGGACCTCGCGGCCGCGGCTATGGTTTGCTCTCAGGCGCATGAGGCGCAAGGGCCATGAGTTTCACGTCGAGCGACAGGAAGGAGGACTAAGGGTATGGATGCTAAAATGAGCCGCTACTTCTCGCGACGGGAGCTTGAATGCTCGCGCACCGGGTACTGCAAAATGGACCCAGACTTCCTCGCGCGCCTCGACAACTTGCGGGAGATGCTGGGAAGGCCGGTCAGGCTATCTTCGGCCTACCGGCATCATTCCCACCCCTCAGAGGCCTCGAAACCGGCCCCTGGATGGCATGCAAAGGGGAAAGCGGCTGACATCCTCTGTTCTGGCGAGGACGCCTACGAGGTCGTCGCCAGGGCCATCGCTTGCGGGTTCCGCGGAATCGGCATTGCTCAGACCGGCCCGCACGACAAGCGGTTCATCCACGTAGATACCCGCGACACCCTGCGGGTCATTTGGTCTTACTGAGCGCCTGTGCAATCGCTGGGGCTACCTTCTCGACCGATCGGCCAATCACGTATCCACCGAGGCCGATCTCGATCAGCCCCAGCAGTCGCAGCTCCAGGGCTTCGCTGACGCCTGGCGCAGTCCACCCCAGCCATTTGCCGACGATCAGCGCCAGGAAGACCAACATCGTGATCGGTCGCCAGTTCTTTTGCAGCCAGGACTCGCCGGCAATTTCAGCCTGGATGACCTGCGTCGCCGCAGCCTCGATCTGCGCCTGATTGGCGATCAGGGCCTCCTGCAAGCGCGCTTGGATCTCAAGCCGCCGGATCTCGTCCTCCGCATTCGGGAAGACCGATTTAGCCACCTGGCCGAGGATCGGGCCGAGGACGGGGAGGATTGCTGCCAGCATCAATGCCACCGGATCTTGTCTACGAGGTAGGCCAGAGCGGCCATGACGGTCATGATCATTCCGCCGATCTTGACGCTGACCCACCACGCGCCCTTGCCCATGTTGGCGGCGTCGAGAAGGCTTTGCACCTTGGCTTCCAGGCGGTCGAACCGCTCGTCGGTGCGCTTGTCGCGCGCCACCCTGGCCTCTATGAACTCGTCTAGCCGCCCTTCCAGGCGACCAAGGTCACGGTCAACTTCGGGCATGGCGTCCTCAGAAAAGGTCGTTCCAGATCGTGCCGTTGTAGCAGCGCAGCTTTTGCAGCACGCTGTCGTAGTACACGTCGCCCTCTGCGGGGGAGGCAGGAGCGGCGGCTTTGGGCTGGAAGTTGATCGCACCGCGGCGAACCCGAAGCTGCTGATCGCCAGAAGAAAAGTTATTAACGGAATCTCCAACGAAGAACTGAAGCTCAATGTTTGGAACGGCTGATGTGGCTGCTATTGTGCGCGCCCTGTAGCCAGCCCCCGGCAATAATTGGGAGTCTCCATAGGCATAGGCCAGGAATGAATACACAGTTCTGTTGGCCGGTACTGGCAATTGAGACGAGGGCGTTCCGCTGTAAAGTCGCGCATTTAAAAAATTGCCAAAAGTGACGCCCGCAGACCCCTGGTATGTCGTTAAATTGGTGTTGGTTATTGCAAGGTTTGACCCTGCCCCCCCAACGGCCAAGAGATTGAAAATTGGACCTCCGGCAGCGGTAGTTTGCGCATATACCATATTGGCCCCAACTGGGGCCGTTTGAGCGGCGCTAAAGATCCCTGAATATAGTGGCACGCCAGCGATAGCAGCCGCAGAAGCCGCCACGAACGTCACGACAGACCCAGGCTCAAACAACGCCACGCCCGTCGTGCCGGCAGACACCGACTGTGACAGGTTCTCAAGCGACTGGTTATAGTCGGTCCAGGAGTCGATCAGGTTGGCAAAGTCCGACGCCTTCGGCTGGAACCCCGCGCGCCAGATGTTCTTCAGCGTCGCTTTGGACAGGGCGGTCATGCGATCTCCGTCACCTTGAGGCTCGATTCAAGCACACCGCCGAACAAGCGCGCACTCGACTCGCCGTTGATTGTCAGCGTGCCAGACGCCGCGCCGGCACGTATCCGAAACGTCGTCGGGGATGTCGTGCCGGATGTCATCCTATGCCGAAGCACGATGTTCCCCATGGCGTTCGCGCGATTCGTGTTGCTCGTCCCCGCCGCCGCCCGAGCCGTCACCGTCGCGTCCTGGAACAGGCCCATGGCGATGTTCCCAGCGGTCGATGCACAGTAGATGATCGCCTCGATCTCAAGCGTCGTCGTGGCAGAGCGCGGCGTGATCGTCGCCGTCAGGATCTCGTTGCCCTCGCTCGAAAGCGGCGGCGTGTCGTCGTAGGGCATAGCCGCGGTGATCGCCGTGACCGTCGCCAGCGTGGACAGAACCGGCGGCTGGGTCAGCCCGGTCCAGGCAAACGCAGCATCTGCACCCGTGCCGTTCGACACCAGAACCTGACCGCTCGTCCCCACCCGCGCGAGCTTCGCCAGGGTGATCGAGTTGTCCACGATCGCCGCCGCAGACACCGACGCCGCATCGATGTTCGCCGCCGAGACCGTGTTCTGTGTGGCGAGGGTTCCCAACTCCAGGACGGAACGGGCAGATGCCGCAGTCCCAGTCGGCAGCAGCGCAGACCCCGTCGCCCCTACAGCGACAAAGCTGACCGCTGACGGCCCTGTGAAGTTGGGAACCCCCGTCGAGCCGCCGGAAACCGACGCCCCCAGCACTTCCAGCGAGGGATTGTAGTCCGTCCAGGAGTCGATGAGGTTTGAGAAGTCGGCAGACGTAGGCTGGAAGAAAGAAACCCACGTCGCCTTCAGCGTCGATTTGCTCAGAGCGGGCATGATGTCACCGGTAGTTGCGGTTTCTCCGCGCAGGGTTCGTCTTCTGCGCCGACATGCTTACCTTGGCCGAAGGCGTCACGCCAGTCGGGTACTGGCAATCAACCTTGCACGACCCCATGGCCTTCTTGCCGCCATACTCGCGGCTCTTCTCGGCCTTGGACTCGCTCTTTTCGTGACCGTAATGGCTGGGCATCACTTCCTCCGCTTCTTGGTCATACCGGCTTCCGACAGGGCAATGGCGATCGCCTGGCCCCGCTTCTTCACCACGGGACCGCCCTTGCCGGAATGCAGGGCGCCACGCTTGTATTCGCCCATTACCTTCTCGACCTTGGCCGGGCCTTTCATCTTTTTCATCGCAATCTCCTTACTGAGGCATCATCCGAGAGACATTTTCAGACCACTTGCCCGGTAGATCAGACCACCAGACGTTCGTATCGCCAAACTCATTCTCATTGAGCGCAGCGCCCAAGGTTGTCGCCGTCACCCGGCCACCAGCCGTGCTGCGGGACTGGCGCATCAGCCGCGTGAAATACTCGGGGTCGAGAACCGCACGGGCAATCCGCTGCTTCATGTCTGCGTTGGCGACATTGAGGGCATAGGTCAGCGCCCTGGCCTTCGGGCTGAGAACGCCGACAACCGCGCGACTGCCGCGGCGGATCGCTTCCATCGTGACGCTTGCGGCTTTCGTCTCTGCGCCGAGGTTGACCCGCTGGCCGGCGGGGAACAACGCCCTCGTCGCCTCGCTCACCATCCCAAGCCGCGCGGCGAAATCAGGGCCGAGAGACCGCTCGAGCCATTGCAGTTGCCGGGGATCGCGAACGAGGGATTCAAACTTGTCCACGTCCAGAACTTTTGCGACGTTCTGCGACCCCTTCGTGCTGAGATCGTCGTAGACACGCTGCCGAACCATCGAGCGGATCGCATCGGCAACAGGGGCATTCGCAGGGTTGGACGCAAGACGACGATACAAGGCATCAGCCTGTCCGATGTTCTTGGCGTTGTAAAAGCTATCGAACCATGAGCCGAAGTCCTGGCGATCGGCAACACCGATGGCCTTGCGGATCTCCTGGAGCTTTGCCCCGCTGGTCAGGCCCTTGCGCTCTGCCTGGTTGAAGAACACTCCGATCGGAGAATCCGACGCATTGATCGCCCGCTCCAACACGCCCTGCCGGATCTCTCGGCCACGCCCGTAGGCAACGCCAAGCTCAGACAGTTGCAGCATGAGCATGCCGCGGACTTCTGCCAACTCCCGGCCCTGCAAATACGGCTTCACCGCCTGGGCCGTATCGAAGTCCATCGACAGGTCGCCTAGGAAGTCCTCAGAGGTTTCCGAACGCGCCAGTTTGGGGCTGACCTTGAACGCTTCGGCCAACTTGGCGCGGCGGAACGTGTTCTTCAGCGCCGCCCAGCCCGCGTCAGCGTCGTTCAGTTCCTTGACCGCATCAGGCCCCATCGTCTTCATGAGCAGTCGGTCGCGGTCTGCGATCAGCGCCCGCTCCAGCGTGTCGAGCTGGCCAAGCTCGCCGCTCCACTCGCCCTTGTATCCGAGGCGAATGGCCCGCCGGATGTCAGAGATGGCCTTCTGGTACTGAAGGAAGGAGATCTCCTTAAGCTCTCGACCACCTTCAGCAGCAGGGATGAACACCTCATCGTCAGGGCCGAACCCGCCTGGCGTTCCCGGCGTCTCCCGATACAACGTGCGTGTCGCATCTGTGACCAGTTTCTTCTGGTCATCAGAAAGGGCCGGGAAGATCCGCGTGCGAAAGTCCTCGCCCAGTTCTGTGATCGCCTTCTCGGTCGCAGTCGGCAGTTCGCCAACGTCGCCAACCGTGCCAGACAGTCGCTGGTATACCTTCTGGATCGCGTCCTGGCCGGCGCGCTCTGCGTCACGCAGCGTCTGGACAACTCGCTCGCCAAGATTCGCCGCCGAGGAAGGTGGTTGAGCGCCTGGAACTGCGCGCGTCGCCGCCCCAAACTCCTCGATGCCGGGGGCCGCGGCCTCAACCGAACGGCCAAGCTGTTCCACGTCCACCCGTGCCGGCGTCGCACCCTCTGGGATGACCTGCTGCAACTGCTGACCTGAGAACTGCTCCTTCGCGGCAAGGCGGTTGGCGAAATCCGACTGAAGCATCGCCCCAGACGTGCGAGCCGCCTTTTCCTCGCCGCTCTTGAAGATGCTCGCCGCAGGGTGGCCAATCTCGGAGAGAATGTCCCCGATCGTGATCAGCTTCGCCCCTTCCGGCCCGAGCTTCTGCTTGAGGCTATCAATGCCCGCTTGCAGTTGACCCGGCGTCAGGTCGCCCAGGTCAGGAAGGCCGCGCCCGCGCAAGCCCTTGAACGCTGAGTAAAGAACAACGCCGCCAAACTCACCAATTGCCTGGCCAAAAGCCTCGTTCAATGCAACGGCGTTGATTTCGGCGTCGGAAATGTCTGGCGTAATGATCCCCTGGCGGCGACCCTCCTGCATGCGCTTAGTTTCGGCATAGAACCTAGCCAGCCCGCCAAGCGTAGGGGCCATAAGCAATGGCCTTGTCGCGACACCAGGAAACCGAGACGCCGCTCCGAATGCGCCGCCAGCCGCTCCTATCGCCTCTGGAATTGCAGAGTATTGCAGCGATTGGATGTCCCGCGCGCGTGCGCCAAAGTCCATAGGACTGAGAAGCGGCGAGGGGTCGCGAACCGTCGTCCATCCCTGCTCGCCCTCCTTGCGAAACACGACCTCGCCCTGCAACGGTCCTTCAGATTTGATTTCGCGGACCTGGTAGTCGGGGCCGAGGGCAGACTGATACCCCTGCGCCCTGCTGATGCCGAGGCCAGACTTGACGCGCGCCTCAACCGGGGCCTCACCAATGCGAACGCCCTCCTGCTCTAGCTGCAACTCTTGCGCGAGACGCTGCCGCTCTGCTTGCTGCTGCATGGCCAGCCGAGACTCACTTGGCCGCATCCGCAAGTTAGGGGGGCCAAGATCGGGACCAAGCTCAGATATCTTTTGCCGAATGCTTGCCGCGCGAGGGCTTTCCTCCTGGGGCTGTTGCGTCTGTCCCGGCGACTCAAGCACGAAGCCCTTGGGGAGATCAGACTCAAGGACAAATCCAGGCGGAAGCTCACTCTCAAGGACAAATCCAGGCGGAAGCTCACTCATTGAACCGGCTCCCATCTACCATTGGTGAATCGAATCCTCTGCCCCGTGCTTGGGTAGACCGCAAAGGCACCTTCGCTGAACCTTGCCGCGCTAGGCGCAGAAGTTGCCCCCGTTTGGGGGCTTGCCGTTGGGGCCGCTGCTGGCTGCGGAGCGCCCATGGGATACGGCTCATTCGGGTTGACCTTCCCAAACTCAGGAAACCTCTGCACAGCACCCCGATATGCCGCGTTCGTGGAACTCTTGACGTACGCCTCAACCTCATCAAGCGCCCGTGCCATGGAACGCGGGTCTGTAAAGATCTGAGAACCGCCGGCACCCAACGCATTCAGAACGCCAGACACGTCCTGGTTCGACAGTCGGCCACCGGGTTCAATCGCACGCGCCACAGCAAATGCAAGCAGAAGCAGGTTCGTCCGCATTGCCTGTGCTTCTGGCGCCCTATCAAGCCAGGCAAACCTTGTTTTCAAATCGGTTCCGGACGCGACACGATCCCAAATCATTTGTGCTGATGCCTTGTCCGCAAGGAGCTTGGCGTCCACGTCCCGATAATTGCCGCCACCGGTCGAAAACTGAACCGGCGTGTTCATCAGAGCGCGGGCTTGGGCCTCGACGCCGCGTGCGAATAGGCCCAAGGTTCCGGCCACGCCAACAGCTTGCGGGTTATTACGCAGAATATCACGGGTCCGATCAATCAGGCCCAACGCGACCTGAGACCCCTCGTATGCCTTGGCATACCTATCCGCTGGATCAGCACCCCTTCCACCGACGCCCATGGCGCGCTCTTTGATCCGCTGGTCAATGCGGTCAGCCGTTGTTGGGTCGCCTTGCTGGCGCGAAAGATTTGACTGCGCCTGGTCCTGCGTCAGCCGCTGGCCGGGTGCGGCAACCCACATGCCATTTGCGTCCTTGGTCACGCCGCCGGTGCCGCCAGTAGCAGTTCCTGTCGTTGCCGCCGCCCGTGGCTGCTTTGACGCCAAACCACCCGCGCGCACAAGCTCAACCGCTTCCTTTATCACCTGAACCGGCGTCTTTTCTGGGCTATCCACCTCCATGACGGCAGACAACAGGTTTTCGCGCGCAGAAGGTTCATCCTCAAAGCCGCGCGCAGCCTGATTGACCTGGTCCAACACCATCTTGACCCTGACATCGCCGCGTTCTGCTTGGCGTTCTGCAAACCGAAGCAGATCCGCTGGACGCAGTTCTCCTGCCGCCGCACCACGCTGCAAACCAGACAGGGCGTTGGCGATGTTGTAGGCCCGTCCGAGATCCTTGCTCTCTTCCTCGCGCAACGCCGTCGCGAAGTTCGTGCGCCCGCGGCCAGAAAGGGTCTGAAGGCTTGCCGAGAGAATGTCCCCGAAGTCAGGCTTCAGACGCTCCTGCAACTTGCTTTCGAGGATTCTCGACACCTCCGTGGCCCGACGCTGGGCATCGGACGCATACGAGGGCCGCGGCTGGTTCTGCGCGCCAACACCTGCCGCATCGGCAACCGTCATCTGAATGTCCCGAGCGGCCTCTTGAACCTGCTCAGGCGGCACAACAGGAGCGGCAGTCGGGGCCATTGGCGCACGACGCGGCAGGACCGGCGGGGGAGGCGGAACAGCAGCGGGCGTCAGGACAGGAGCGGACGCGCCCGTGGCCAGGTCAAAGGAGCCAAGATCAAGTCCCGCACGCTGAACCATGACGCCTCACCGGAAAGGTTGATACGTGGGCTGGCCAACCGTAAAGCTGGGCCTCTGTGCCGGCGGCTCGTTCACGTTGCCCTGGACAGGACTGGTCTGTCCAAACACCTTCGGCACCCGGCCAGAAAGTTCGCCAAGGCCAGCCAAGCCGCTCGCAATCCCAATCATCCGCTGCTCTTGCGCGCCAGCACGGCGATTGGCAACGCCACCCAAGCCTTCCAGAGCAGAGCCATACCCCTGAGCAGATTGAAGCAACTGGTTGCGTGCGGCCTGGCTAGCCCGCGCCGCTTCATTCTGCCCTGCTTCCGTCAAAACCCGAAAGATCGCCTCGTCGCGCCGAGGACTGCCCGCATAAAACGACGCCCGCCCACCAGACTGAAACCGCCTAGCCTTGCGTTGCGCTGCATTCATGTAATCCCGAAGCTCTTGCAACTGCGCCGTGCGAGACTGCTCCATTGCCTGAGCGCGGGCCTGTTGGAACATCGGGCTGTTGGGGTTGGCCAGGGCTTCGGCAATCGCTGCCTGACGGCTGGCCAGTTCATTCATCTGCCGGGAACCCTTGTCCCGGCCCATGCCGAACAACGACCCGACACCGACAGCGGCTCCCGCAAGACCAAGCGCATCCTTCAGAAAACCGAAAGCCATCATCGTCTCCCTAGTATCTCGGCGTAGACAGAGAACCCCGCCAACACATCCGGCCCCGCCGAATCCTGCGTCCTGAACGAAAGCCGGAACGACTTCCCACGCCACCGCAACGGCGTCTTTTGGCCCATCGTCTGCGCCGTGCCGATCGGCACCGAACCAATCGTGTAGACGCCCACAGGACGGCCACCAATGTCCTCGCGCGCCGTGACGCTCACCGAATCCAACGACAGCATGTCAAAATCCCCGGTAGCCTCGATGGTGTATACCACCTCGCCGCTCACCTGGTAATTGGGGATGATGAAACTGCCGATCTTCACCCGGCTGGTCTTGCGCGGCTCCTCCAGCGTCAACCAACCCGTCATGTATTCGGTCGGATACGTCGCCCCGGCATCCGTGTAGGTGTCCTGGTCGAACAGATACACCTTGCCGCCAGCGCCGCCCAAGGCGAGGTCCGAGTTCGCGCGCACAGCCATGGTCCGCTGCAAGCCGATCTGCCCATCGAAGTCAGACCAACTCGCGCCAGCCAGCAGACGCCCGTCGTCCGACAGGAAGTTGGCATAGTTGTAGATGTACAGCTTGCTGGCGATCTTCATCACAACCCAGCTTCGCCGCTGGTAGTTGATGACCTGAATGTCAGGTTCATTCGGGTTGGCCGCGACAACCTCACGGATAATCCCGCGCAAGGTGTTCTTGATCGGCTCCGAAAGGTTCGCCCGCTGCAAATTATTGGTGTTTATCAGCAGACTGATACTTAGCAGCCCGTCATACCCGACGAACGAGACATCGTTGCCGGTGTTCACGAAAGCATCCGGCCCGACAAGCCCCTGGGGGAACAGGCCGGCGGGGGCAAGATCGGTTGGGCTAGTGCCGCGGTAGGCGAAAATCGCCCGTTCCGTGCCAACGATCAGGTAGTTCTGGAAGCTCTCAAGCGCCTTGACGACATCGGCCCCGTCCTGCTGAGACCCCATGTCAACCGTGCGCGCTTCAAGCGTCTCGGAATCGACGGTGAAATCCTCGATGTCGTCCTCGCCAGACGCGACGATCAGACGCCTGTTCCGGCCATCGACCATCCACGCGCGCCCGAAGTGGACGTGGATGTAGGACGCCAGCGGCATCGCAGACTTGTAGAGGACGATCGTATCGCCCGCCGTCATGGTTGAGATTGCCGGCGAAAGAAAGATCCCCGACGACACGACCCGGTGAACAAAGCTCCCGGCATCGCGCGTCGTGTTGTGGACGATGTCCAGGGGGCGGATCTCGGTCTTCAGCCAGTTCGACACCCGGTCAGCGGAAACGGACACATACGTCCCCGAAGCCGTCGCAACCGCCGAGGTCACGATCGCCACGTTGTCCTTGATGCCGTCAGACTCGACAATGTTCAACTCGATGCTGTCGAAGATCTTGTATCCGTCCCCGGCAACCGGCTCGCCGCCGATCCCGCCGCCGCTGACAGGGGTCGTCGTGTTGCCGAAGCCCTGCGCGTTTGCCGAGATCGACGTGTGGCTGACCCGCGCAGAGGTCACAGCCGTCACGATCCCATAGGCCCCGCGCTTGGCGTTGAAGACAATGTCGCCCACCGTGACAAAGGTCTGCGCCGTCCAATCCGCGATGTCCGCATCCGTCAGCGCCGCCGCAGAGGTCGCAGACCCGCAGAACCCCTGCTCCATGACGGCATCGAGGCGCTGGAAGTCCGCCGTGACGCTATCAATCGATACCTGGCGGTCATAGCCGTTCCAGAACACCAGCTTGTTTGAGAACTGGATCGACCGCACCCGCGCAGCCGTCGTGAAGGCGTAGACCTCTGTCCAGGCAGACGAACCGTTGTACCGAAAGATCGCGCCGTCCGCAGAGCAGAACAGGGTCTCATTGCCATCCCCGTCCACGTACTCATGGATGCCCGTTACCGTCCCCTTGGTCGGGATATCCGCGGGCAGGGCAACGTAGCCGGGACGCTTCTCTGCACCACCAGCAGCGTTGATGAACCGGTTCCGGAACCGCAAAGCGTAGTCAACCGGGATCTCGGTCTCGGTGAAGTTGGTCGCCAGACCCCGCTTCGCGATGTCGTAGAACCGCTCGCCCATTACGTCCTCGTCGTCATCCCAGGCTGGAACCGGGTGAACTCGCCGGTCTTCGCGGTCTGCCGTCCCAGGCTGTTGTTGCGGAGGATGAAGTACCGCGCCTGGATTGCCTTGTACTGGTCGGTCTGCACGCCGCCAGACTCATCGAGGACAGCGCCGGCATGCAAGCCAGCGACGACCACGCGCCCAGGGAAGGGCATGACCACGTTGTCGTCCGCACCAGCCTCGTACTTCGGAGGCAGAACCTGGAACCTGACATGGGCCGTCTGCCCGTCGTAGGAGCCTCCAGGACGCGGGAAGAAGCCGATGCGGGGGTTGCCCAGGGAGTCGGTGCCATCGATCGTGTAGCGCGACGGCGTCCCCATGGACAGCGTGCGCGTCAGAAGGCGGAACTCGTTCTTGTCCGAGATCGGCTCAAGCGAGGCAATCCGGCCAGAGACGTACACCTCCTGCACGGAGTGGATGTACTGCTTGGCAGTCACCAGGGCCGTTGTCGGGATGTTGTAGATCGACTGGCCGCTGACCATCGTCACCGCGGCAGACGCCTGTAGCTCGTTCCAGACCCCAAAGTCGCAGAGATCCTCGACGATGTCGTTGATCAGGTTGACGCAGTTGCGGGTGAACAGATTGGCCGTTGTGGCCGAGACGCGACGCACATTCATGCGATCGCAGACCTCGTTAACGACCTCTAGGACGGTCAGATAAGGCGAACTCATCAGTCATCCTTACGAATCGAGGGTCTTCAGAACGGCAAAGCGGACCTGCACCGCCTCAGACAACGTCCCGGCAGATTGAAGGTTGTGAAGCGAGATGCGGGCCGAGTTGGCACGAATGTTGCTGACGGTCAGGGCGTACGCCCCAAAGGTTGCCGACGAGACGATGTTGGTGATCACCGTGTCGGCCAGTCCGATCCGCGAGTTCTTCAACGCGAACGTGACAGCGGTTGCTGCGGTCAGCGCCGCGTTCGACATCGTGATCGTGCCGCACAACGTGTTCAGCGTGACGGCAGATGTCTTTTCGCCGGTCTGCGTCACCGTGCCACCAGCCGAGAACCCGATCTGCGCGAAAGTCGCCGTCCCCGCGGTGATCGTCGTGATCGAAGCCGATCCAGCGTTGAGCGTGGTGAACGTCCCCACAGCCCCGCCGACAGTCGCCGCAGACAGAGATGCAAAGGTTGCGCCGCCAGCGTAGTTGACAGAGCCGTTGACCGTTTGGTCTCCCGTTTCGGCCAGGTTCAACTGGCTATCGATCAGGTTGGCAAAGTCGCTGCCAGTCGGGCTTTGGCCGGTCTGGAACGCTTGCTTGAGCGTGGCTTTGTCCTGCTGTGCCATGGTCAGTTCCTTGGCGGGAACGGCCCGCCGTCAGGGAAAACGATGAAGGAGCAGCCGATCTCCATGCTGTTCACCGAACTGCCAACGTACAGGTTGTAGCCAGGGAACGGGCGCACAGGGGATCTGGTCTCAGGGAACACCACGAACGACTCCTCGATGACCATCGTGCCGATCGACTGCGCCCACGGCCCGTCACTCTGGTACGCCAACCGTGTCTTGCAAGCCGGCGGCGACGGCTCGTCGGGACGGATGAACGGGACATTGGTCGGGTCGTTCTCCGACGTGATGAACCATTGGGGATCAATCGGCTCATCCTGGTCCTTGCGGACGTACATCCCGTCCCAACGGCGGACAACCTGGTCGTTGTACAGAACGGCCCCGGACTCGTCGTCAACGACAAGCCAGCGACCCCGTCGCCACCGGTTCCGCTCTGTCCAACCACTCATCAGAAGACGCGCTCAGGCCCGCTCTGCATCGCCATGATGTCCACTGTCGCCGCACCGCTAGTACGGATAGTCAAACGAAAGCATGACGCTGGATCTTCATGGGTAAAGGCAATTCCAGTCGAAAACGCAGTCACCTGAACAAAATGAGCCGACGCCACGCCATTGGCAAGCACACGGTCAATGGTCCACGACGCAGAGCAACCCGTCATGTACGATCCAGTCCCCGACAACTGGCGGAAGACGAAGGCGTATTCTTGCGTCGAGACCCAGGTATCCACAGGCCAGTAGATAGTTGTCGTCCCCCCTGAAACGGGGGAAAACGTCCATTGTTTCGGGCGCGCCATGTCAGACTCCGTAGATCGAGGGGTCGAGGCGGGTATAGACGATCTCGATCGCCGCGTTCCCGCTCAATGCGGCAATGCTGCCAGACGCCGCCGCAACGTGGATGTAGACCGGCTGGGCCGTTGCACCCGACACCGCACGGTTCACACCCGTATATCCAAACGCAACCGGCGCAGTCGAAGACACGACAGACCAGACCCCCTCGCCAGACACCACGACAGACCCGAAAAGGTCAGACGTGAACGTCCCTTGGAGATTGGTCGCCCGAACCGTTGCATGCCCAGCCGCGGCAGTCGCAGCGATGTAGTTGATCTCGTTCAGAACAGCCCCGATCGGGATGAACCCGACCAACTGCCCCGAAACCACTCCGTTCGTGCTGGTGATGCGCGTCGTCAGCCGCGACAGGCGACCCCAGCCAATGTCCTGGCGGTTGGCAAACTGACCCGTCAGACGCCCGCTGCCGATCGGTCCCTGGAAAGTCGTTTCCTTTAGACCGACGCCAACATAGCCTTCGGACTGGCCGTGGCGCGTGAAGACGATCTCCGCAACGCCGGCAAGCGTGGCAAACGACCCGTTGCCAGACACGATGCTCATCCGGATCGGCTGCGACGACCCCGTGTTCACGGACGCCGGGATGGTCCGCAGCGCAGTCGTTAGCGCCACGCGGTAAACGCCAGCCGCCGACACCGATACGGAGCCAAGGTTGTCGCCATCAGTCCCCGCGGCAAATCGAACCAGCGCATCGCCAGGCAACGTCGTCTTGTTGTAGAAGTTGATCTCGGACAACTGACCGCCATACGGTAGCACACCCACAACCTGTGCCGTCACAGGAGCCGCCGCCGCCGTGACCTGCTGGACCGTCTGAAGGTTGCCGAAACTCGCCCGCGCCGGAATGCCGACATCCTGAGCGCCGCTGATGATCGGTCCCTGGAAGGTCGTGTCATTCGCCTTCATCGCCGCAACCAGGTCAGGTCGATCGGCAAGGCCAACACGGGTGTACACAATCTCGATCCACGCCGCAGAGGTCAGCGCCGTTAAGGTGCCGGAACTCTGGCTCATACTGTAATAAATCGGCGTAGGATTGGCCGAAACCTTGGCGTGTCCATACGGCAACGTGGTCTGCGCCGTGGTCGAATTGGTGTATGCGCGATAGATCGAGTTTGTTGCGGTTACCGTGACCTGCCCAAGGTTCTTTGAACTGCCGGTAACAGAGGCAAACTTAAAAACCGCTTCGCCTACAAATGAGCCAGCCTTCCAGACGTTGATTTCAGAAAGGATTGCGTCTCCTGGGAGAACTGCGGCAACAGCATCGTTCACCCCAAGCGTCGTAATGGGCGTCCACGTCGTGAAGCGGGCATACGACTTTGTCGTCGTCGCGGGCGCTCCAGTATCCAGCCCAGAGGCCAGAGGTCCAAGGAACTGCGTTTTGTGGCTCATGTCGGGAATCCCTTGCTAGGATGCCGGCATCATAACAGACGCCAACTCGCGCGGAAGACCCCCCAAATGAAAAGGGCGACCCGAAAGCCGCCCTTCCCATCATCGAGGCGTTCTCACGCCCCGGCGCTGCCGTACCCGTGTCGCCAGTCGGTCACGCCAACCGCGAAGCGCGCCGTCGTCTTCGTCTTGAGGTTCTCGGTGTCAAACTCGTTGTCGCGAGTGATTTCCGCGTTCCGCCGACGATAGAACGTTGCGCCGCTCTTGTTGTTCGTCAGGATGAACCAGGCGTCCGGATCGGTCAGGAACGGGTTCACGATCAGGTCAAGCTGGCCCGCCATCGGGTTGATGTCGTTGTCAGCAGAACCCACCGCAAACTTCGTCCCAAGGATCTTCTCAGCCACGAAACGGTTGGTCGGAGCGACCAGCAGCTTCTCAGGCATGAGGTTGATCCGAAGACCGCTGTCATCGAAGTAGTCGTGGATGTCGATGTACGCCTGTTCCAGCGACGCCTGAGTGAGATCAGAGGCAACCGCCGGGATGTTGCGCTGCGTGCCACCACGGACGTTGGGATGCGCCGAGTTGAAGAACGACACCCCGTCCGCACTCGCCATGGTCGTGAAGCCGAGATTGAAGACGGAGGCGGAAACAGTCTCCTCGGTCTGACGCATCGACTCCGCGAGCATCCGCGGCACGTTGTTGATGACATTGTACTGCTCGTCCTCCATCAACTCCTTCGTGATGATCGTCCCCAGACCGTAGGTCAGGTTGACGTACTCACGCTGGTAGCCCTGGAGCATGTCCACGTAAGGAACCGAAGCAGACTCCGTCTTCTGCCCGACAAGGCCGAATCCGGTCACGCCCTGTTCCTTCTCAAACGCCTTGGTCGAGCGGCGCAGGATCATGTAGCGGTTCCACAGCGGCGGATACCGGCGGTAGGTATCTGCCCAGATGGTGCTGATCCCCGGCCAAAGAAGCTCGGGGAAATTGGAAGTGCCAGTCGTCATATTCTGTCCTCCCTATCAGGTCGAGGTCAGGGAGTGCAGGGCGATACGGACCTCAAGGTCGATGTCCGTGTTGCCCCATGCATTCGCACTCGCGAACGATCCAAGTCCGCGGCTTTCGGTCGGCGCGACGCCCAGAACCTGGAACGTTTTGGCCGAAGTGTCAGCCGAAGCGACGCGAAGCTGAATGATCGACGTGCCAGCAGCGGTGTTGCCGCCGTTGCTCGTCGCCGTGAGGCTCACATACTGACCAATGAGCGTCTCAGCCGCAGAGCCGTCAGCCTGGCAGATGAACGTGATCTGCTGGCTGTCGTAGACCGCCGCCCAACCGGACGTGCCGGCAGGAAGGAACGGGCCGCGAGTCGGCTGGTTGAAGGTCAGCGGGCGACCGTTGTCGTCAACCATCTGCGCGACCACACCCAGGCAGCGGGTGTTGGCGGCAGCGTTGGCCGAAAGACGAGCGACGCCGAGACCGTTGGGGTTGAAGCGAACCGGATCGCCGATGAACAGGCCCTGGGTGTTGCCACTCGCCGTCACGCGGTACATGCGTGTCGGAAGATCACCACCCGCAGCCATGTTCCGGACGGGAACCAGCCCGAACGGAGCGTTAGCCATGGATTTCTCCTGAAAGGTTAATCAATCTTAATTTCGCCGTCGATCACCGCCCCGGTCTTGGAGCGAATGTCGTTCTTGGCCCTGGCCGTCAATCCGGCGAGTTGCTGTTGCGCGGCCTCGCGATAATAGTCCTCTCGCGCACGCGCCATCTCCTCGGGGATCTTCATCAGAACCATATCCCTGTACTCCAGCACGCCGGCTGAAGTTCCGACACCGCTCTCGACGCCATTCGGGCGATCGTGAACCGCGTCGTTCTTTGACGCCATTTCCCAGCCCTCGGCACGCTT